CGGCGAAATCGTCCGCCATTGCCGCCCACCGTCGCACGTCGGTGTCCGTATCGGTGCGTGCCCACGCGAGATTCCGTCCGGCGAAATCGTCCGCCATTGCCGCCACCCGTCGCACGTCGGTGTCCGTATCGGTGCGTGCCCACGCGAGATTCCGTCCGGCGGATCGGTCCGCCAGCGCCGCCCACCATCGCACGTCGTCGTACTTGTTGGTCCTGGCGTCGGTTCCATCGCTATCGAGGATGCGAGCCAGCGCGTCGCGGCTGTACCGAGGGGACCAATGCGCGAGCGCTTCGGGTCGGCTGAACCGATGACATGCGGCGATGTAGACGGCGGTCTCGGCCTTGCCCTCGCGGAGCAAATGGAAGCCGCGGTCACTGTAGAGGTGTCGGAGCTCCTTCACGCTTCCCACTCCTTCTTCTGCGTCGTCACTCGACGACCGCGACGGTCACGCGCACCCGCACGGGCGTTGCGGACCGAAACCAACCGTCGTAGCGAGTGGGTGTCCGCAGTGCCGCCGCGGCCTCGCGAGCCTCGGCTCGGGTGCCGTAGAGGACCACGTCACCCTCGTGGACGAAGAAGTTTTGGTATACCCACCGCTTTCTAAAGCCTTGCCGGGTCACGATCGCCCACGCATATTTGACTCTGTTGTGCGTCACAGGAGCCGCTCCTGCACGGGCTCGCGTCCCGCCGGCGTTGCGGGCCGCGACACGCGGTACTCCCACAGCCCTGCACCATCGCGGCGGCGTTTCTCGACCACGAACGCGCCGAAGGCCGGCTTTCGCAGGTGCCGTAGCTGCGCGGAGACCGACGCCTCCGGATACTCGAGCGCGCCGGCGATCTCGGCGAGCGTCCGCCACGGTCCGCCGCGCGGGAGCATGTAGTCCCGGATCCGCTCGTGCTGGCGGGCAATCCGCTCGCCGTCGACGCGCGCGTCGAACGCGGGGCCGTGGGTGCCTGCGACGGTCAACGCTTTCCCCGGTTCGCAAGGTTCACGGAGCATTCAGTGTGCCCTCCAAGCCGGCCGCCCAGAGATCCTTCAATGAAACTCTCGACGGCCGGCCGTCCCGCCCTGTGCGGGAAAATCATTCCGTCTCGCGCGGTCGGTCATCCGTCAACGCGCCGGCACTCGTCCTCCGGCTGCACGTCGATCACGAGCCGGTCGACGTCGAGCGGTGCAGCCCCGAGGAAGAACCCGACGATGCCGGAGAGCGCGAGGGCGAGCAGCAGGAGGAGAATCCGCATTAGAATGCCTCACCGCGCGCCATCGCGATCTTGGCGAGGTCCGCCTCCGCCCGGCCGATCAGGTGCATCCAGAGGTCCGACACCGTCGGAGCTCCGAGCTTCTTCACGACCGCGACCAGAGTCGCATCGCCGGCGCCGGCGCCGAAGAGTTCTGTCGCCTTCGCCCGCAGCCGTGCCTCCTGCTCCGCGTCGATCGTCGGCGGCTCCTCGCCCGGAGGCGTCCAGGATTCGACCGCGGACAACAGGTCCCCGAGCTTCGATGACGGCGTGTCCGATGCGCCGGTGAATCCGATCGCCGCGCAGCAGGACTTCGCGACCCCGGGCCAGTTCTCCGGATCGACGCCGCACAGCTCGAGACGCGCGCGTACCGCCTGCTGAATCGTCTCGAGGGCCGTCGCGCTCTTCGCGATCGGAGGATCGTAGTCGTCGACGCTCGCCGGCTTGTCTGCGCTCTTCGACACGCTCTTCTTCGCGCTCTTCTTCGCCGGCTTCTCCGACGGCGCCGACGGTCTCCGGGTCGGCGTCACGTCGATCGGGGTCACGCCGTCGTCCGCGAGCGCAGCGCCGAGCTCCTCGGCGGTGTAGACGACACCGCCGGCGGCGTCGGGGCAGAACGACCGGACACCCTCGGTCATGGCCCGCGCGAAGAGCATCGCGCGCGGATAGCGTTGCCAGTTCTGCTTGTTGGCGAGGCCGGCGCGCTTCGCGTCCTCGAGTGTCCACTCGACGGATCCGACCGACTCACCGCGCTCGAAGAACTCGATCTCGCAGCGTTCGTTCGACCGCTCGCGGACGCGGTAGTCGTAGCGGCCGCTCTTCTTGACGTTCGCAGCGATTGCGGTCGCGGCCGCCGTCGGCTTGCCCTCGACGATGTGGATCTCGGCCAGGGCGCGCACCGGACCGATCCCCATCTCGCGGCCGGCGAGCATCTTCACGACGGCCTGCGATGCGTCGCGGACATCCTTGTAGTACCCGCTCGCGGCGCAGGCCGTCGCGACCCGCTCGATCTCGTCGAGGGTCGAGAGCACGAGCTCGCCGGCGATCGTCGATACCGCCGGCAGCATCGACTGACGCTCGGCCACGCCCATCGGCCGCACGACGCCATCGCTATCGGGCTTCACTACTTCGAGGTCGCTCATTCGGTTCTCACCCCCTGGTCGACGATCGACGCGGCCGCGAGATCGGCCTCCGTCAGCGTCGAGTGGTCGCTGATGTAGTGCGCCGACGATTCCGTCGTCTCGAACAGACGCCAGCCGTCGCCGCTGTGGCGCGCGGCGACGAACGTGCGGCCGGCGCCGGCGAAGCGGAGCCGGTAGATGCCGGCGCCCATCTTCTCGACCTGGCGCTCGGGCTGCTCGGCGAGCTGCGGCGCGTCGCCGACGCGCTGCGTCTGGTGGTCCCGCGCGAGCTGCCAGTCGGCCGGTACGGTGCGAAGCATCTGGTCTCCCCTCCCGATCGTGGTATCGGGTTAACCTATGACAAGCTGAACCGATACGCAACAGGGATTAATCGGAAAAACCGATAGTCGATCGCGAGGCACGTACGATGGGACGAAATCGGGCGACATCGTCTGAATGCGCCCATCTGCCGAAGTAGCGCGCTACTTCGGCTCCTGGCCGCGGCTCACCCCGGAAGGGAAGCAAGCCGCGATGCAGCTTGTCGGGGGTAGCTGTCGCGAGTGCCAAGCACTCGCGCGCGCGGAGCTCGCCTTTACCCCGCTACTTGAGTCTGCGTGACCGGCGGAGCTCGACGGTCCAAGCCCCGATCATCGCGTCGAGACCCTTCTGCAGCTCCGTTTCGGGCATCGCGACCAGTGCTGCGAGATGGTCGTAGCTCACGCGGCCTGAGAGCGTCAGTGCGAGCGCTTCGATCGAGTCTCGCCTGCGGAGCGCTTCCGGCACGAAGTACGACGAGGGCTCGCCTGTGAGCTCGACGACCGCCTTCAGGGTCGCGACCGTCATCTGGTGCGCGCCCGTTTCCCAGCCGGACACCGTGGCCTGCGTCACGCCGCACCGCCGGCCAAACTCGGTCTGGTTCAGCGCTAGCTTCTCGCGCGCGGCGGCGATTCGTCGCCCCATCTCGACCTTCCACGGCTCGACTGCGGTCGTGTCGTGCTTGTGTCGCATGGCTTCGCCTCCCTCTCTCGAGAGGGTACGAAGGCGCGGGTTGTATTTCCTACAGGGTAAACCGATAGAAGGCGTCACGTCAAAGCCCTTGACTTTTCGCCTTCCGTATCGGAAATTCCGATCCCGTGGAGCATCCGCACCCGATCAAGGCGTACTGCGCTCGTCACGGGATCTCGCAGAAGGATCTCGCCGCCCGCGCGCGTATCTCGTACGGCTATCTGAACCAGATCGTCAACGGTCACGAGTTCGCCGGGCGCGATGCCGCGAAGGCGCTCCGGGATGCGATGGGCGGCGAGATCACGCTCGACGAGCTGCTCGACTGGAAGGCGAACTCAGAGCCCGCCTAGTACATGGATGTGACCACCTGGGGGGTGGGGTTGGGACGCAAGCAGTACCCGAGCGACAAGCGCCGCTGGTTTCGCGTCATGGAGGACATCCTTGACGATCCGAAGCTCGGCCGCCTCGATCTGGCGGACCTCGGCCTCTACGTGAAGCTGCTCGCAGTCCTCAATCGGCAGAAGTCGCGAGACGGAAAAGCGACTCTCGACAGGTTCGCGGCCTGCGCGGTAGCGCGCCGTGAGCGCTTCGCCTACGCCCGGCCGGCGTTCGACCGGCTGGCTGCCGGCGGACTTCTACGGGTCTCGTACGGAGACGGCACCATAACGTATCACGTTCTCAAGTGGTCGGAATTACAGGGATTCACTCCGTTGGAACTCCGACAGGAGTCCGTCCAAACTCCGTCTACTACCCCTACCCCTACCCCTACCCCTACCAAACCCCCCCTAACCCCCCCGACAAGCGGGGGGGGACCCGGGGGGATTTTCGATCAGGAACCCCACGATCCGCTCTCGGATCCGGATCGGGCCCCGGGCACGAGTCCAGACCCGAAGCGCGCGCCACCCGAGGGGTGGGGATTCACCGACGAGCCGGAGAGCTGGCCGGACCCCGACCGGAGCTCGATGCGCGTGCGGGCGCGGCGCGCCGCCGAGGAGGCCGAGCGGGAAGCACGACGCCGGCAACGCAGTGAGCGGCGCGAATTGCGTGCTGCCGGGAGGACGAGTCCATGACCCCGCTGTTCTCCCAGAAGCTCCGCTCGCTGCTCGAGCTCCACGGAACGCCCTCCGACGATCTCGAGGCGCTGGTGCCGCACTACGTGGCGGCCTGCGAGGACATCCCGGTCACGGCGTTTTTCTCGGCCTGCGCCGAGCTCGAGCGGACCTGGACGCTCGGCCGGCGGCCGAAGCCGGGCGACATCCGCGACGCGGCGAATCGCCTGCAGCAGCGTGAGAACGAGCGCGGCGACGACCGCAAGAGAACCGACCAGCAAGACCTCGCGCGAGAGCGCGCGCGGGTCGAGCGGCAGGTGGGCTCGGGCGAACGTCGGTACTACGTGGAGCTCGTCGTCAACGGCGTCCGCGGCGAGGTCGGGTTGCCCCCGTACGAGATCCCGCACGACTGGCCGTGCTGCACCGTGGCCTCGCTGGTCGAGGAATGGCAGTCCAAGTGGTCCGCCGCTCGCAGCGAGTATCGGCAGCTAATTGAGACGAATCCATCACTCGCGGATGTGCTCGGTGGCGCGCTCGGTCTGCGTTCCGCCGTACCCGCGCGACAGGAGGCGTCAGACGATGTTCCGTTCTGAGGGGGGCGATTGGGCGTCCGTGCGGTGCGTCTCGTGCGGAGATTGTTTCGAGATCCGGGAGCGGCCGCGGCAGGGATGGAGGCTCCATCGGTGCGCCGACTGCGCGGCCGCGATCCACTCCCGGCAGAGGCAGTGCGCCGACTGCGCGGCCGCGATCCACTCCCGGCAGACGGCCGCGCCGGCGTTGGCCGGCGGCGAGGTCGTCAACCTCCGGGCCCCGGTCGATGCAAGCGGTCAGCGATGCGCATTGCACTGATGGTCGTCGCGTTGCTCCTGGCCGGACTCTTCGCGGCTTCGATCGCGTTCGTCGGCGTGCTCGCCTGGGGCGTGTCCCGCGCGGATCGGGACGCGCAGCGGGAGTCTGCGCTCGACTCCGTGGGCGCCGATCTCGATCGCCACGTCGTCGCGGACCTGGTCTCCGAGGTGCGCCGGTGATGGGCGGCGAGGCGTACGCGCATACGTTCCGCTTCGCCGCGCCGCTGCCGAAGCTTCAGGCGGGCAAGGGGCACTGGCGAGCTGTGCATGCGGAGCGCCAGGGTTGGCACCGGCGCGTCGCCGAAGCGGTGATGGTCGAGCGAGCCAGGCCGAAACTAACACTCCAACGCGCCCGGATCGTCTGCACGCGGCATTCATTCGCCCAACCTGACTTCGAGAATCTCGCGCACTCGTTCAAAGCGTTGCTCGACGGATTCGTGAAGTGTGGCGTGCTGCAGGACGACAACCCGCTCGTGCTAGTCGATCAGGAGTACCGATGGGAGCCGGCACCGCGCGGTGGTTCGTTCCTCACCGTGCTGATCGAGGAAATCCAATGAGTCGCTCGAATCTCGTCTTGATCCGCCAGAATCGCGGTCTCTCGCAAGCCGCGCTGGCCGAACGCTCCGGGCTGAGCGAGAACACGATCCGACTGGCCGAGCGCAGTGGTTCCTGCCACCGCAAAACGAAGCGGCAGATCCTCGAGGCGCTGCGGCTCGAGTGGCAGGATGTCCGCGCCGTCTGGCCTGACGAGCGCGCTCCCGCGCTGCCGGCCCCCGTACCGACAGAAATAAAGCGTCCGGCGTCGGCACCGGTAAAGGCCCTCGAGCGGCACGTCGCTGAGGCACTGAGCGGCACAGAGCCCGGTGGCACGAACGGATTCAGCCGACACTTCGGGCGCCTGCACGAGCTCATCGACGCACAGTCCGCGAAGGGTCTCGCCAAGTACCCGGAGGACCCCGCCCGGCAGCAGCTCGGCCCCGTCTACTGGCTCCGCGAGGCGCAGCAGGAGCTCGTCGACGCGGCGGTCTATCTCGAGCGCGCGATCGAGAAACTCGAGGAGGCTACCGAGTGAGTGCGCTACCGCTGGAGGCGCTCGACGATCACATCGGACCGCGCGGTGCCCGATCGCGCCGCCTCGTCGTCGAGCTCGTCGACCAGTCCGCGCGGCAACCTCACCGAGACGACTCGGCTTCCTCCGGCGTACTTCGGCGCCGGCCCGGGCTGCGGATCGAGCCACTCGCCCCGCTCCCGATGGACACCGTTGATCGCGACGCTCCGCTGCGCGCCGCAGGCGCAGACCTCGATACGAGTGATATTTCCGTGTGCGGCGACGGTCTGGCGGCGCGCCACGGGGCCGGCGAACGGTCGGTCAGTAGACTTTTCTGCGCGGTGTCGATGGGTCATTTCCGTTTCTCCTCGTGTCGTCCGTGATTGGACGATGGGTATATTGTAACTCGGGATACATGATATGCAAGGGGGTCGTTGAAATGATCCGTCTGCCGGGCTCAGATCCTCGGAGGGAGCGCGACTCGAAGCCTGTGCGGGCCACTGCGCGCGCGTGCGGGCGGTGCGGCCGTGCGTTCCGCGGCGCGCACTGCGCGCCGTGCGAGCGCGCGCGGAAGCTAGAGGTGGACGCCCGCGGATTGAGCGCGGCAGCGCGTGGCTATGCCTCGGTCACCTGGCGCCGCATTCGTGCCGCCGTGCTACAGAAGTCTCCGGTGTGCGTCGCCTGCGAGTACGCTCGCGCGAGTCACGTCGACCACGTCGTACCGCGTAGGCGCGGCGGAACGGATTCGGCCGAGAACCTGCAGGCGCTATGCGCGTCGTGTCACGCCCGGAAGACTGCGCGCGAGGATGGCGGGTTCGGAAATTCGCGACGGTCGGCGCGCGAGTCGTGATCGGAGGGGGAAGGGTGGGTCGAATCGCTGCAGGCGTAGGGGGTCAAGACAGCGGAGGAAGTCAGAAAGAGGCCGTCGCGGTTTCAAAAGGGGAATTTTAGAGGTGTGGAAATGAGGTTGGTATTCGATCTGTCGGATCTCGCGGTCGGTCGCGATGCCTAGCGGCGGGCGCCGGGGCGGATCCGGCCGGAAGAGGACGCCCACGCAGCTCCGTGTCCTCCGCGGTGACCCGGGTCACCGGGGGGTGAACGATCGCGAGCCTACTCCGCCTCGTGGGATTCCGGATCCGCCCGACTGGCTGCATGCGCTCGAGCTCGAGGCATGGGGGACGCTTGCGGCCGCGCTCGAGCCGATGGGCGTCGTCACGGTGTCCGATGGTCCGGCGCTGACGGCACTCGTGCAGGCCTGGGCGGAGTGGCGCGAGGCGCGCGGGACGCTCGATCTCGAGGGCACGTACTACGACACCCTCGACGCCGCCGGGAACAGGATCGTCCGGAAGCACCCGGCGGTCGGGGTAGCCTCCGACGCCTGGCGCCGCATCTCGTCGATGCTTTCCGAGTTCGGCCTGACGCCGAGCTCGCGATCTCGCCTGCAGGTCGTGGCATCCGGAGAGCCAGACGCATTCGAGAGCTTCCTCGGGCGGAGGGCAGGTGGCGAAGACCGGGCGTAAACCGCCGAAGCTCCACCCGTGGGCATGGGCCGTGCTGCGTGGCGAAGTGGTCGTCGGCGAGTTGACGCGGCTCGCCTGCGAGCGCTCACTGCGCGATCACCGCGAGGGCAAGCGACGCGGCCTCTGGTTCGATGCGAACGCCGCCGAGCACGTCCTGACGTTCTTCGCGTTCTTGCGCCACTCGAAGGGGCGCTGGGCGGGCGAAGTCTTCAAGCTCGAGCCGTGGCAAGAGTTCACGCTGTGGGAACTCTTCGGCTGGTATCGCGCCGGCGGCGGCCGTCGCTTCCGCGAAGCCTACTCGGAGGTAGCGCGGAAGAATGGCAAGACGACGTTCCTCGCCGGCGTCGGGCTCTACATGCTCGCGGGCGACGGCGAGCCGGGAGCGGAAATCTACACGGCCGCGACGAAGAAGGACCAGGCGAAGATCATGCACTCCGAGGCCGTGCAGATGGTCCGGAAGTCGCCCGAGCTCTCCTCCCACCTCGAGACGTTTCGGAACAACATCTCGAGCTCACAGACGGCGTCGAAGTACGAGCCGCTCGGGGCCGACTCGAGAACGCTCGACGGTCTGAATATTCATTGCGCGCTGATCGACGAGCTGCACGCGCACCCGGACGGAGAGCTCTACAGCGTCCTCGACACGGCGACCGGGGCTCGGACGTCGCCGCTCATCTTCGCGATCACGACGGCTGGTTCGGACGAGACGAGCTACTGCTACGCGCAGCGCGACTATGCGACGAGTGTCCTCCGCGGTGGCGTCGAGGATGACACGCTCTTCGCGCTGATCTTCGCGCTCTCCGAGGATGACGACTGGCGCGATCCGGCGGTCTGGGTGAAGGCGAATCCAAGTCTCGGCGTCACGATCGATCCGGTCGAGCTGGCCGACCAGGTGCGCCAGGCGGAACAGTCGCCGCGGAAGCAGAACTCCATCCGCCGTCTGAGGCTCAACCAGTGGATGCGTGCTACGACGCGCTACCTCGATCTCGTGGCGTGGGATGCCTGCCGCGGTGACCTGATGCCGCTCGAGATCGAGCAGGCCCGGGTCGGAGACGTCTGCTACGGCGGGCTCGACCTCTCGACAAATGACGATGTGACCGCATTCGTAACACTCTTCCCGCCGAGCTCCGATGCCGGCGACGCTGGCTATTGGGACGTGGTCTGTCGGTTCTGGATCCCGGAGGAGGGCCTCGCCGAGCGCGTCCGCACCCACAAGATCCCCTATGACGTCTGGGAGCGCGAAGGGTGGATCACGGTGACCGAGGGCAACGTGATCGACTACCGGCGGGTCCGCGAGGACATCCAGGCGCTGCTGGAACCCTTTCGCACGGTCGAGATCGGGTATGACGGCTGGAACGCGACGGAGACGTCGCTCGAGCTCCAGGACGCCGGCTTCGAGATGGTGAAGGTCGCGCCGAACTACCTGAACATGTCGCCGGCGATGAAGCTCGTCGAGAACAGGGTTCTCTCGCAGCGTCTCCGTCACGGCGGGCACCCGATTCTGCGCTGGATGGCGGACAACCTCGAGGCCCGCGAGCACGACGGCGCCGTGCGTCCCGTCAAGCCGGCAAACAAGATGAGTCACAAGAAGATCGACGGCATGGTCGCGCTGATCCTCGCGACCTCTCGGGCGATGGCCGGCGAATCAGAGCCTGCGGAGTCGATCTACGCAAAGCGTGGGTTCGTCTCGGTATGACGCGGATGGGGCGTGCGCTGGCGGTGGTGTGGAGGCGGTTCTCCCTCGACCTGCAGGATCTCCTCACGCTCGGAGGGATCGGGGCTGCAGCCTACGGGGCCAGTCTGATCTATGCTCCGCTAGGCTGGATCGTGGGGGGGATCCTCTATGCGAGCCTCGGGCTCCTGATGGCGCTGCTTCGGGCGCGCGTCGGCGGACGCTAGTCATGGGTCTGCTAGCGCGCACATTCGAGTCTCGGGCGACGACGGCCGTCAATCCGCTCCACCCGAAGGACCCGGGTCTCGTCAGCCTGCTGGGGCTCGGGACTGCGACGGCCTCCGGCGTTGCGGTGTCGCCCGACCGGGCGATGTCGTACTCCGCGGTCTACCAAGCGGTCCGCATCATCTCGGAGACGGTCGCGCAGGTCCCGCTGCTGACCTACGAGCGGACGGGCGAGCAGGGCAAGCGCCGCGCGACGGAGCACCCGCTCTTTCCTGTCCTCGCCACGCAGCCGAATCCAGAGCAGACGAGCTTCGAGTGGCGCGAGTCGATGGTCGGTCACTTGGCGCTTCGCGGTAACGCGTACTCCGAGATCGTGATGGACCGCGGCGGTGCGGTCCGGGAGCTCTGGCCGCTACACCCCGACCGCGTGCATCCGTATCGAACAGAAGGCGGACAACGTCGCTACAAGGTCGACGTCTCCGGTGGCGGAATGGTCGACCTCGCGGATCAGAAGATCCTGCGCCTCCGGACGCTCTGGGGCATGTCCGTTGTATCACTTGCACGTGAGTCGATAGGCGTCGGGCTCGCACTCGATCAGTACGCGGGGCGTTTCTTCTCCAACGGATCATCGCCGCGTGGCGCGATGATGATGCCGCCCGGCAAGAACCTCGGCGAAGGCGAACTCGCGGAGGAGAACCGCAAGCGTCTCCGGCAGTCGCTCTCGGATACCCACGGCGGCGTCGAGAACTTCCATCGCGTCGTGATCCTCGAGGACGGCATGAAGTGGGAGCCGATCGGGATGACGCAGGAGGACGCGCAGTTCCTCCAGAGTCGCCGATTCCAGGTCACCGAAATCGCGAGGTGGTTCAACCTACCGGCGCACATGCTGAACGATCTCGAAAAAGCGACGTTCAGCAACATCTCGGAGCAGGCAATCGCGTTCGTGCGATACTCGATGATGCCGTGGTTTACGCGCATCGAGCAGGCTCTCTCGTCGAGGCTCCTGTCGCCACTCGAGCACCGAACGCATTTCGTCGAGTTCCTGGTCGATGGCCTGCTGCGTGGCGATATGGCGGCCCGCGGCGAGTTCTACACGAAGCTATTCCAGCTCGGAGCGCTCTCGCCGAACGAGATCCGCAGCCTCGAGAATCACAATCCATTCGACGGCGGAGACGAGCACTTCGTACAGCTGAACATGGTCCCGGTCTCGCAGGCGGCCGAGATGCAGGCGACTGGATCCGATCCGGCGTCGCCGGCGGAAGGGCGGAGTGCAGAGGATCAGCGCCGCATCCTCGCGGTCGTGCGACCGCTGGTCGCTGCCGCCGCCGCCCGGCTGGTGCGTGCCGAGGATCGCAACGTGCGTCGCGCCCTCGCGCGGACGCTCGACTTCGAGGACCTCGAGGGATTCAGAACCTTCCTGGATGGATTCTATGGCGCCACCGGCGAGGCGCGCGCGCTCGCGCGCCGCTCGTTCGAGCCGGCGTTCGCCGCGCTCGCTGAACGCCTCGCGGAGATGGTCGGACTTGGCGCCGAACTCGATGCGCGCGCGATTGCGCGCGCTGCCGCGACCGACATCGCGGAGAGCTATGCCGATGAGTCCAGGAGCCAGCTCTCCGACGCTGCCGACAGTCATACCGTGCTCGGGAAACTCAAGACGTGGAAGGATCTGCGGGCGCGCGAGCTCACAGATCGGGGACTCCGAGAGGTGAATCTGTCCGTCTCGGTCGAGGCGAAACGCCTCGCCGGTCGGATGACAGGGGGGTGAGACGATGCGACGCAAGTTTGACCGGGCGGTATCGGGGCGTGAGGTGCGGAGCTTCCCGACGGAGCTCCGCGCGGAGGGCGAGGCCGGCGCTCGCAAGATCGTCGGTCATGCGGCGGTCTTCAACTCGCTCTCCGAGCCCATGTGGGGATTCCGCGAAGTAGTTCGGCCTGGCGCGTTCACGAAGACGCTCGGCGAAGGCGCGGACGTGCGGGCCTACTGGAACCACGATCGGAACATCATCCTCGGTCGGCGATCTTCCGAGACGCTCGAACTCTCCGAGGACTCCGACGGCCTGGCGATGACGATCACGCCTCCCGACACGCAGACGGTCCGCGACCTGGTGCTCGTGCCGATGGAGCGGCGCGACGTCCGCGAGGCCAGTTTTGGTTTCAGGGTCGTGAAGGATGCGCAGACGGTCGAGCGGGGCGAGAACGTCCGCGAGCTCCTCGAAGTAGCGCTCTTCGACGTCTCGCCCGTCTCCGAGCCAGCCTACCCCGCTGCGTCGATCGACATGCGCTCGCTGGATCTCTCCGAGGAGTTGACGGAGGCCTATCTCGAGGCGTTCCTGGCGCAGCTGAAACTGCGGGGGTTGACGCCCGCGGAAATCTCGGCAAGATTCGTTCCGACGGGGAAAGAGGCCCCGCCGCCCGCACAGGGCGGACGTGGTCTCGGAAGCCTGAGCCGGTCGCTCGATCTCGAGTCCGTCTCGGTCTGATCTCCGGACAGCGGCGTGACCCGAGATGAGCCGGGCCCAGTGGCCCACTCCTGACCGGCGAGACGCCCGAGCGACCCAGAAGAGCCGGGCCCAATGGCCCACTCCTGACCGGCGTCCTCGACGCAACCCAAGCACCTCGTGGGGCGCGTTCGGACTCCCAACGTCAGGACCCGACTTCGCCCCGATCTCAGGAGGCGAAGTCGTGAAGACCATCCAAGAGCTCCTGCAGCTCCGCAAGAAGGCCATCGACGCATCGCGCGCGATTCTCGACAAGGCGAAGACTGAGGGTCGCGAGACCCTCACCGCCGAGGAGCAGGCCTCCTACGACAAGGCGTTCGACGAGGCGGTCGAGCTCCGCGAGAAGGTCGACCTGCTCGAGCGCGAAGAGCGAACGCAGGCAGCCGAGCGTGAGCTCTCCGAGCGCGAGGAACGCGGGCGCCGCGGCCTCGACGACGGTGACGAGGACGACCCCGAGGATCGGAGCAATCCGCGTGCCGCGAAGGAGTACCGCGCGGCGTTCCGCAGCTGGCTCGGACGCGGCTTCGGTGGCATCTCGCCGGAGGAGCAGCGCGCCCTCTCCGTCGGATCGGACGTGGAAGGCGGCTACACGGTCGCGCCCGAGCAGATGGTCCAGATGATCCTGAAGGATGTCGACGACATGGTCTTCATCCGCGATCGGGCGATGAAGTTCCAGATCCCGTCGGCGCAGAGTCTGGGTGCACCGCGCCTCGAGGCGGATCCGGCCGATTCCGACTGGACGTCGGAGCTCCAGACTGGCTCCGAAGACTCGACGATGTCGTTCGGGAAGCGCACCCTGTCGCCGCATCCGCTGGCGAAGCGTCTGAAGGCTTCGGCGAACTTCCTGCGGCAGTCGGCGGTCGCCGGCGAGCAGTTCATCCGGGAGCGACTCGCCTACAAGTTCGCCATCACGTTCGAGAAGGCGCTCCTGCTGGGCGACGGGAGCCAGCAACCGCTCGGCGTCTTCACGGCGTCGACGAACGGGATCTCGACGGATCGAGACGTGTCGGCAGACAACACGTCCTCCGCGATGACAGCGGACGGCATCATCAACGCGAAGTATGCGCTGAAGGCGGCCTACTGGCCGCGTGCGGAGTGGGCATTTCACAGGGACGGAATGAAGCAGATCGCCAAGTTCCAGAACGACCAGGGCGACTACCTGTACCGGGAGTCGCTGCGTGCCGGGGAGCCGGATCGGCTGCTCGGCCTGCCGGTCAACATCTCCGAATACGTCCCGAACACTTTCATGACGGCGCAATACGTCGGCATCCTCGGCGACTTCTCGCACTACTGGATCGCGGATGCGCTGAACCTGCAGATCCAGCGGCTGGTGGAGCTCTACGCGGAGACGAACCAGGTCGGCTTCATCGGGCGCCTCGAGAGCGACGGCATGCCGGTGACCGAGGAAGCGTTCGTCCGAGTGAAGCTCGGCTGATCGGTGAGGTGAACGCTCGCCGGCGGTCCGGCCGCCGGCGAGCCAGGAGAGGGGAGCGTCCATGCAGGATCTTCACAACGTCATCGACCACCGGCACGTCATCAGCCCGCAGTCCGTGGCGGACAACACGGCACTCGTGGGCACGATCATCGACCATGCGGACCACGACTCGGTCGAATACCTGATCCAGATCGGATCCGTCGGCGATGCCGATGCGACGTTCACCGTGCTGCTCGAGGATGGTGACAACTCGAGCCTCACCGACAACGCCGCGGTGGCCGATGCTCAGCTGCTCGGGACGGAGGCCGGCGCGAGCTTCATCTTCGACGACGACAACCAGGTCCGGAAGCTGGGCTATCGCGGCGCGAAGCGGTACAGCCGGCTCACGATCACGCCCGCGCTCAACGCGAGCGCGGCGCTGATCGGTGCCAGCGTCATCCTGGGCCACCCTCGAAAGGAACAGACCTCGCAGGAGTGATGGGCGTCTGAACGGAGGCTAGCGAGTGCCGCACGAGATCGAGCTGCTGACGCTCCAGGCGTCGCCGGCCGGCGTTCTGAGACCGGGCCACCGGCTGACCGTGCCCGATGATCTCTCCGAGAGCGAAGCGCAGGCACTGGTCGCCGGTGGGTTCGCGCGTGAGATCGGCCCGGCGCGCGTAGTCGAAGAGGCGGACAGGAAGGCGCCGTCGACTGCGCCGCGCCGGCGCCGGCGCCGTACCGCGATGCAGCCCGGACCTCCGGAGACGGGCGAGGCGGGAGGCGCGCCGGCGCGGAAGGGGTAACGCGTGGCTCTTACCTCGCTGTCCCGCGTCAAGGATTATGCCTCGATCACTGATTCGGGCAGCGACGCGATCCTCAATACGCTGATCGCCGCGGTCAGTCAGCGGATCGAGACCCATCTCCGTCGGACGCTCACCGAGACCGCCGTCACCGCGGAAAAGCACGACCATCAGGGCAAGAGCGATCGCCTGCAGCTCCGCCAGTTCCCGCTCGTCACGACGGAATCCGTGGACGTCCGGATCAGCGGCACGGCCGTAGACGCTGCGGATTTCGCGATCGAGGACGCCGCCGCGGGATGGCTCATCTACACGCCAGGCGGCGAGCCGGGTGTCTGGCCCGCAGGTCGACAGCACATCGAGGTCGACTACACGCACGGGTACTCTTCGATTCCCGAGGACATCGCCGAAGCCGCGACCACGCAGGTCGTCTGGCAGTTCAACCGGACCGGGCACCGCGGAAGCCGGCTCGGATCGCGCACCACGGAGAGCGGCGAGGGCGCGACGGCGACCTGGATGGTCGATGCGTGGGCGCCCGAAGTCCTGGCGCAGCTCGCGCCCTACCGCCGCATGGAGCAGTTCTGATGCCGGTGACGTTCAAGACATACCTATCTGGTGACAGCCGCTTCGCCGAGATGCTCAATCGGATCCACGCGCCTCAGGTGCTCGAGGCATCGCTGGCGCGCGCCGCAGATGAGCTCGTCGCGCAGATGCGGGCGAACGTATCCGGCCCGCGTCCGCGCCGTCTCGACGTCGTAACCGGAGAACTCCGCGACTCATTCGCGACGGACCTCAGTAACTCGCCTGACTCCGTGAGCGCGGGAACGCCGCTCTTCTGGGCCGAGTTCTGGGAACTCGGCAAGGGCAACCGGAAGGCGAAGCCATTTGCGAAACCAGCGCTCCAGGCGGCGCTCGAGCGGGTGCCCGACTTCTTCGTCGATGAGCTCGAGCGCGCGAGGGACCGGGTGTGAGCGAGTTTGGCGCAATCATCACCCGCCTCGAGACGCACTGGCGGACAGCCGACGCGACGATCCCGACCAGCACGACGGGATTCGAGCGCGACGTACGACTGTCATCCGATCTCACCTCGGGCGAGCTGCCGCATGTGTTCGCGCACGACCCGAGCGAATCGGCGACGCGTCTGCCGTACCGGCAGGCGACGCGGACCGTGTCCGTGCAGTTCGACTACTGGTCGAGGCACAAGACGCAGGAGGAGATCTCGGTCGTGCTCGATGCGTTCCGCGATGCCGTCGAGGCGGATCCGACCCTTGCAGGCATCGTCGAGGATGCGTTCGTCAGCTCTCGTGCGGTGGTCGATCACCAGTTCGCCGGCAAGCCTGAGCGCGCCGGCGTCGTGATCGTGACGACTCAGATGGGGTCGGCCTGATGGCGACGCTCGCGACTGTCACCGCTGCGCTCGTGACGAAGATCGACGCCCTCGCGTCGCAGACCTCGCGGATGGTGACATCGCAGCATCGTGACGACCTCGACGCTGTTCCCGTCGGCGAGACTCGCTACCAGATCCGCGGCCAGTACGAGAGCGACGACGGCCGCAACAGCGCCGCGCCGAAGAAAGGCGTGTCATTCGTCGTCGAGGTCCACCACCACCTCGACCTGGTCGGCGGAGATACCGAGGCGACGCACGTCGCCGGGGACATGGTGACGCTGCAAGCGGCGATGACCGGAGTCGCCTGGTGGAAGTCACTCGCCGGCGTCTACGAGGTTCGCAGTGGGCCCGATCTTGTGATCGACGTAAGGCGAGACGGGAACGTACTGAGCTACGGCGTCGGCGCCGAGCTCGTGATCGACACGTAACGGAGGAGTAGGGACGATGGCAGACCAGGGCTACGAGATCGGACTTGCGGTTGGGCTTCAGAACGACATCGACACGGTGAACGCAACGGTCTCCGCACTGTCGGGTGCGCTCGACGAGACGGACGGAATCGTGCTCGGCGACCGGGAATCTGGGGACTTCGCGAGCGGCATCACCGTGCCGAAGTTCGTCCGCGAAAACCGCGCAGTGGCCGATGTCTCCGGATCGTTCACGCCGCAGGCGAGTTCGTTCCTGCGCGTCGGAGCCGACGGGCTCGAGGTCACCTGGCAGGTCAAGGGCAACGGTGCCACCGCGACGCCGGCGGCCGGAGAGGCAAAGCCGGATGCCGGTATCGACGCGCTGCACGAGATGGCCGGCCTCGTCGGAGCGAACGGCACGGCTCCCGTGTACGACTACACGCCGCGCGTCTCTGCGACCTCGGGCGGCATCACGAAGTACGGCACCGTCAAGCTCTGGATCGCCGATCTCTCGTGGGTTCTGAAGTCCTGCACCATCCGGGACCTCCGATTCACGGTGCAGCCGTCGGGCATCGTCCTGGCGACTGCTCGCCTCGAGGTGGGATCCGTCGATGCGTTTGCCGACGGCGTGACGTTCCCGACGTTCGACTACGGGTCCCAGGCCACGCTGTCCGCTCAGACCGTCGAGAGCGTGACGACCAGCTGGGGATCGGCGCGCGGATGGGAGTCGCTCGAAATCTCGATCGCAAACGATCTGGGCACGGCGCAGGATTCCGCGAAGGCGGGCGGCGTGCGCGTCATCCAGAGCGGCCGCAGAATCAACGTCAGCGCCAGTATCTACGTCGACAGCGGCGACTCGGACTTCGAGTACCAGGAGCTGATCCGCGTCACGTCGCCGACCGGGGACCTGGGGTTCCAGCTCGGCGCTGCTGCCGGAGCCGCCGAAACGATCAACGCGATCAACTTCGAGGCGCGCAACGTGGAGCTCGTCGGGATGAAGCCCGCGCCCACCGGCTCGGTACTGGTGGCGGAGATCGAGGGGCACAGCACGGGCTTGACCGCCGGCAGCGAGGCGCTGTTCCGGTACAACTGAGCGGCGGCGGGGTAGAGACCGAATGGCGCGCAAGTTCAGCGTCGAAACGACGATCCAGGCGAAGGACAAGGCCTCCCCGGTCATCGCGAACGCTGTTCGCAGCGTCCGGCTGCTCACGTACGTCACCCGCCAGCTTTCCCAGGGCAACGTAGATGCGATTCCGCTGATCCAGCGGCTGGTCGCTGGCATTGGAAGCCTGCGCGTCGCGCTCGGTGTCGGGTTGCTCGGTGGCGCGGTCGCAGTCACCGCGGCGCTGGGGGCTCTATTCAGCAAGATTGGAGATGGCATCAAGGCTTTCTCCGAGTCGGAACGAGCGATATCGAAGCTCGAGGCCGCGCTCCGGTCGACGGGTAGCTTCACGCGCGAGGCCTCCAACGACATCCAGGCCTACGCGGACGCGCTGCAGGCGGGTACTACGGCCACGCAGTCGCAGGTGCTGGAACTCGTCGCTCTCGCGAAGGGCTTCGGCGCCACGAACGAGCAGGCGAAGGATCTGGCGTCGGCGACGCTCGACTTCGCCCAGGGCGCGCAGCTGAACGTTACCGAGGCCGCGCGGCGCCTCGGCCGTGCGCTGCAGGGGTCCGCCGCCGACGTCGCGAACTTCGCGCCGGAGATCCGTCAGCTCACGGCCGAGCAGCTCCGGCTAGGAGGTGCGACCGACCTCATCGCCGAAAAGTTCCGCGGACAGGCAGCGGCGGCGCTCGGCACGTACCAGGGCGCGCTCGAGAACCTCGCGAACGCACAACGCCGACTGGAGGAGGTGCAGGGCGCGCTGTTCGTCGACTCCGCTGCGCTGACCGAATCCATCAGCCTCCAGGCCAGGCTCACGGATCGGCTCAGCGGCGCGACTGAGAAATCCCGCATCTCATTCGACCGCCTGGCGATCGGGTGGCAGAATCTGAAGCTCCTCGGCACCGGGCTGCAGCTGAAGCTCGTCGAGGCCGGGGACGCCGTCGTCGACATCTCGTCAAAGGTCAACGCGGCGCTGCGGTCGTGGCTTGGATTCAAGGTTGCCGTTGAGGCAGTCACGGATTCCACCGCCGGCGCCCGAGACGCCTTCCGGCGGACCGTGGCGGAGAGTGAAGACCTGACCCAGAACCTCGCGACGCTGACGTCCGTTCTCGGCGATGAGGCGGCGGCGCTCGATGTCCTATTCCGCGCGCACGAGCGCGAGCTGCAACTCATCCAGGACCACGCTGCCGCCGCGGAGGTGCTGAGCCTCACGCTGCAGAAGCTCGGGCTGCGAACGCTCGACCAGGTCGAGCGGGCGCTTGTCGAGGCCACCGCAGCTCAGGGACGTATCGAGCAGGCGTGGAGGAACGGCGAGATCGGTGCGGCAACGTATACGTCGGCGCTCGAGAAGCTCGGGCTCGAGCAGGAAGCGCTCCGTGCCGTGCTCGACGGGACTGCGGAATCGACCGACGCCTACAAACAGGAAGTTCTCGAGACGCGGGCCGAGCAGGAGCTTGCGCGCCGCGCGACCGACCAGATGGCGAAGTCCACCGATGGGCTCCGGCGGTCCAATGAGGCCGGCACGATCGCACTTCGCGCGCAGCGCGAGGAGGTGCGGCTCACGGTGGCGGAGTTCGATGCGCTGGCGCGTAGCCAGGGACGCGCCGCCGCGACGACTGCGGCTCTAAAGCAGGGTGCTGTGCTCGAGCAGGGAGGGACGCGAGTTAGCTTCGGCGGTCCCGGACGCGGAAGCCGGCTCGTCGATAGTACGCTCGGCAATCGTGGCGGTCTGTTCCCCGGAATCTCGGGCGCCGTCTACACGGTGAACGTTACCGAGGACGAGATCACACAGGCGCTGCGCCGCACGGGAAGGATCTAGCGTGTCCTTCCTGGCAAACGCGTGGACGCAGTACCAGAACCCGCGCTTCTGCGTCGATCACCTGCTCCGCGATGAGGGCGTGGGGAGCCTGTCGGGCTGGACTGCCGCCACCGGGTATCCGCTCGACCGCATGCTCGACCAGCAGCAGCAACTCGTCAGCCGAGCAAACGCAGCGGCGGCGACTACCCTGAAGTGGACACGGGCCATCCATCCGACGGTGACACATCGAATCCCGGTCGATCGGGTCGTGGTGCTGGGGTCGAACTTCCACGGCAACTACGTGCGCGTGCACATCGAGGATTCGCTTGACGACGCCTCCTACGCCGCGGTGGCCCAGGCGGACCCTTCTGCCGCGCCCGAGGACGCCGTGTCGTGGGGCGACGCGGTCTATCACTGCGCTCCGCCAGACATGATCGACTGGCACCTGTACTACGCCGGCGGAGCGCCGAACTATCGCTACCTGAAGCTCTTTATCGAGGCGGGGACGGCGGGCTACACCGCGCCGGAGATTTCGGAGCTCTGGCTCACACGCACGCTGCAGCCGTACGCGGGTCCGGCGCACCAGTGGACTAACGGCGTCATTCCGAACGTCAGTTCTAGCGAGACGCGCTCAGGATATGTGACGACCACGAAACACGGTGCGGAACGCGCTCGGTACAGCCTCGCCTGGGATCATCTGCCGGTAGGGCAGCCTCCTGGCGTCACGAATCGCCGCAGCGATCTCGAGCTGCTCCGCTACGTGCACCGGAAAGCTGGCATTCGCGAGAATACCTTGCTCTACCAGCACCCCGATACCGGCGGCCCGACGGTGATCGACGACTTCGTCTCGGCGTCGGGTGCATCGACTGTGAATTGCGGTCTGACGGTGCAGTCGAGTGTCGGTCCGGGTGGAAAGGATGTGGTGCGCTGCACTGCCTCCGCGGCAGGGGCTTGCTCGTTCTACCGGACCGGTGAGCCGACAGTCGACCTGCGTGATTCGATCCTCGAGGTCTGGGTTCGCGCTCCACTCGCGTCGATGCCGGACTTCAAGGCGTCGCTCAAGATCAGTCTGTTGTCTGGTGCTTCTCCGTACGTTGGCAGCACCACCTACAACCTGGGAGACGTTGTCGACGTCGAGGAGCTCGACGATGAGTGGTACCGCATCGCGTGGGATCCGGAGACGTGGACGGATACGACGTTCATCACCGGAAACGACAGGCCCGCGGACCTCTCGCAAGTGACCTCCGTCGTCTATCACTGGATCTCAAGCGCCTCTCTCTACTACATCGAATGGGCCAAGATGATCCAGCGTCCGAAGCGCACCCGCCCCGTCGTGTGCCACCTCACCGAGTACACCGAGACGCAGACTGGCCGCATGCCGGCCGGGGTGCTGCTGTACGACGTCCAGATGCAGCTCGAAGAGGTCCTGACGTAACGGTGCTGACGCTTACCGGACGACAGACGCGACTGATCGAAGGGGCCCCGCATCGGCTCGTGAACCTCTTCGTCCTGACCACGTACAGCGATCACGCTGCTACGCCGAAGACGGTCGAGGCCACGTACTACTGGGCGGAATCATACTTTGAGTATGACTGGGAGAACAGCGGGACGCTGCGCCAGTTCATGCCCTACGTGCAGCAGTCCGATCCGCAGCTAACGGAGAGCATGCCGCACCTGCCGAGCGGTGCGAGCATCGAGGGCGAGCTCGTAAAGTCCTATCGGCTCGTGCTCTCGAACGTCGTCCAGGATGACGGTACGCGTCTGATGCAGACGCTCGACGGCGTCAACCTCGAGTTTGCTGACCTGGTCGTCGCCGAGCTCTTCCTGGATCCGGCGGTACCGGGTGGCGAAGATCCCGCGTCCCTCACCGGCGACGAGCACATCGTCCTCGGCCGGTACCAGCTGTCGCAGGTGCTCGACGTCACCGAGGACTCGATTACGATCTCGTTCGATACGGAGCGAATCCAGGGCTTGCTTCCGGCTCCAGTCGTGGGCCCCGACATGTCTCCGCGGGACCTCGGGAAGCGCCCTCCGGTCCCGTACGGAGAGGTAGACAAGGTTCCGTGTCTCGCCGTGCAGGTCGGTGAGAAAACCACCCTTGCTCAGCCGCTCTCGACGACGGCTACGCAGCTCACAGTGTCGGATGCAACCGGATTCCCGGCGGCCGGTCTGGTGTACGTCGGCGGCGAGGCGATCCAGTACGCCGGCGCCAGCGCCAACACGCTGCTCAATCTGACACGCGACCCGATGCTGACGGCAGATCACAAGCAGGGCGAGCTCGTCGTGTTCATACCGCTCGAGGTCGTCTACGCGGTGGGTACGGGTGGATCCGTTACCGCAGTGCGAGACATCTGGATGCGGAGCCCGGAGACGGGCGAAGTCTTCAAGCTCAACAACACGGGTACGTTCCTGTCGAGCAATACGACCGTCATCGCCGGCGAGGATCTGGCGACCGTCTCGTGGTCGCAGACGACCTGGCGCGCGCTGCTCGACGAGATCATCAGCAATGCGCGGGTCACGGCTCAGCCATCGTTCGAGGACCCGACATCTCCACCGACGACGGTCACCGCGAGCCAGCAGTACGATACGAACAATCGTAGGGTGAACAATGGCGACGAAGGCTGGTCCTCACCGGGGAAAGCTGATGGCAACTGGGACGAGACCAATCGCGTCTTCACGTACGACAGCACGAAGACCGACCGAAAGCTCGTCTGCGGGAACGATAGTCTGCCGACCAACGTCGTTGGCGTCCGGGCACGATTGCAAGTCTCGTTCACGATCGACGTATGGGCCGGCGGAGTCACGACAGTCGAGGTACGCGCAGCGTCTAAACGGAAGACCCAGACCGCAGATTCGCCGCTCTGGGGGACGCCTGGAATCATCGCTTCGGTCGTATCGGGTACCGGAGCCTATTCATTCGCGGGCGCCTGGCAGACTGCCAGCGGAAGCACCAGCGATAGCGAGACTGATGAGCTCTCCGATTGGGAACTCGAAGTCTTCTTTCGGGTCGATGGCGGAGGCGGTGCCGGGCAATTCCAAGCAACGGTCACGAACCTGTCGATTGAGTACGAGTACATCTCCGCAGGACAACTGCTCGACCTCTTGAACCCCGTCGAGATTCGAGCATTCGCCGGCGGCGCGGGCGTCGAGCTCTTCGCGGACGTGGACGGTCCGATCTCACCCCCGACGGTCTGGGAGCTCGGGTACGACTTCCCCGATGAGGGCTGGACGAATGTCGATTCTGTCGATGTCGCAGTGACCGACGGCCGGCGCTTCTACAACAGTACGGCGTGGACGGAGCGGTTCTCTCTCGATTCCGATGCCAGTAACTGGTCGGCAGTTAGCGACGGATACATTGCGCTCTCAGACGAGGATAGCCCCGCGCCGTCTGCGAACCCTTCGCTGCAGTTCGACATCACGAACCTAGTCGCATACCTAACGCTCCGCGGAGATCACGCAAACTGGTCTGGCGCCTACGTGACCAGCGGATTCAGCTATCTGGAGTTTAATCCGCCGGCGAGCGCGACGACATTCACGAGCCGCGCGACGCTCAGTGCGACGGAGAACTGGTCCGCGATGCGGTTTCGCGTATTCCTGCTCCTTCAGCCGGTCGCGATGTACGATGAGCTCTTCATTAGGTTCTACGATGGAACGGACTACGAGGAGTTCAAGATAGTTCCATTCGTCAACTTCCAAACTGACGCGATGGTTCTCTATCTGAACCTAGACCTGTTCGATCCTTCATCCGACACGTACTACAACGCGACGTCAGGTACTCCAGACATGTCGCAGGTGTCGTCAATAGAGTTCGGTCTGACGCGGAATGCTACGGCCGGAACAGCGTACGGACTGAATCTTGGAGGCGACATCGAGCTTCGTCGATACGCTGGCGGATCGGTAGCAGCAGCGAAGACGTTCAGCAGCGAAGACTGGAGCGCACGGAAGTATCTCCGGTTCAAGGTCTTCATACCGAATGACAACAGCGGCGCGCTGATTTCGCATCTGCGACTTCTGATCGGAGACGCGTCCGGCGAATACGTGATCTACCAATGGGCCGTCGGAGTAGATTTCGACCTCGGGGCGGAGTCTACGCTGCTCTGCGAGCTCGGCCACCTCGCATTCCCTCAAGCGCATTTGTTCTCTTTTTCGATTGGATACGATCTCTCGATCGTCGTCAAGCTCCAATTCACAGCGGTCTATGGGTCCGACGCATCTGCCTCGAGCGTTGCAAACACGGAGCTGTACTTCTCAGACGTAGAGACGCTTGATTCCATCCCGGCAGCGGGATTCCACGCCGCCGTCACGCCCGGATCGACGACTGATCTCGAGAGCGTCAATGATCGCTATGAGGTCGATTTCCTCCTGCGCGGATCTTCAGGAGACATCGAGATTCTCATCAGCGAGGACACTCCGTCCCCGATCACGGACGACCCTACGAACTACAAGAAGCTAACGATTGCCCTAGCGGACTTCGAGTCCGAGAGCAGAACGACGGCCGTCCTGAGCTCACAGGACTTCGGAACGCCCGCGGACATGTCCGACGTGCAGAACTTGCAGGTCAGGATAATCAGCCCGAACAGCGCGGATGTGGAAATCGAACTCTACTCGCTCAAGAAGACGGACGACGTCGCCGCCTATAAGGCTGCGTCAGGCGCACTCCTCGAGCATCCAGCCGACGTCGTTCGCCACATCCTCGATAAGCGCCTCGGGATCACCGACCTTGAAGCCTCATCGTGGTCGGATGCGGAGACGAATCTCGGAAGCAACGAAGTGTCGGCGCTGCTCGAGGAGCTCGGCGGTAGCTTCTACGAGATCCTGGGGAGGCT